CTGTCCATAAAGCCATAAGTGTTTGATTATCTCCTATAGCTACAGTTGCATATTTATTAGTAGGTACTCCACTTGAAGGAGTAGCTTCAGTTCCTACATATAAAACACCAGCATTAGCACCGCCACTACCTGCTGTTAAAACCTCTATTCTGTTTACTCTTATCCAATTGCTGGCATCACCCAGTTGTACGCCAGTTTGTCCATCTAAATTAACAGTAACTGACACTTCATCATAGTTAGCGTCAAGACCTGAAACTTTTGCACTTGTTGCACCTGTTCCTGCGACATCATCATCTGTAGATGAACTTGATATATAAAGGGTAGAAGCAGAAGATAGATAGGTATATAAACCACCTTCAGCCCAAATGGTTTCAAGCGAGTTATCTATATCAGAATTAAAACCAAATTTAAAGTTAGTTTTGTGATAAGAAATCTGACCCCTTGAGACTTGAAGCTCAAAGGGTTCAGATGTTCCTACCCTAGATATAGAGGAATATTCTCTTCCTGCCATAACTAAGAATGAAAAATAGTAACCCTGTCAATATTACTTAATACAACATGAATGCCATCGTTAAACAAAACGCCTGAATCAGGTATGTTTAAAGTTTCTGTATCGTTAGCATTGCAAGGTGCAATAAGTAAAGTTGAGCCTGTTACCGAACCATCTTTAAATGTAACGGTTCCATCGGATGTACCACCTGCGATTATGTAGCCTCTTAACCTTGATCTTCCTGAGATCAAAGAAGCACCGCCAGTTGCACTAGATGTTGTAGTTGCCGTTTTTACATCTGAGCCTGTTATTCGCATAGACATACTAAGCTCCTAATTATGCGTCAGCAAATGGAGTTACTAAAGTACCTGAGCCTAAAGTGATTCCTTCAACAGCATATTTAGCACTTGCAATAGCATGCACTTTAATAACGCTTCCTGCTAATCCACCTTTGGTTGTTCCGTTTAAAGTAATAACATCGTTAGAAGCACCTGAGATAAAAGTTTTACCTGTTGCGTCATCTACGCCTGTATACAATCCACCAACAAACTTATCTGTGCCATCAGTTAAGATGTCAAGATCAGTAGCTGCTGTTACGACTACAAATGTGAAGGATGCTCCTAGATTATTTGCTTGATTTGGGTCTGTAGGATCACTAGGTGTTGTTGTGACAATTGAAGGCAAAGTAAATTTACCGTCTGCGTCATTACACAACAAGATTTTTCCTGCGTGATCGTCTACTGTTAAGGTTGTATCTGCTGTTAAACTAACAACTGCATTTGAACCTGCTGAAATAAATCCTGCCAATGATTTGACTGGACCTGAAAAAGTTGATTTAGCCATAATTTGCTCCTAACTAAATATGTTGCACCATCTTGGAGTAAGTCTGCCGAGTCAGTTGGGGCAACGAGTTACCTCGGTTTAGATAACTATACTCTTTATCAACCAAGGTCTCAAGATTTACTTGGTTAGTTTTTTTATGGCTTCTTCTAAGTGTTTAAAGGCTTCGTAGATGTGAGTGTATATTTCTTTGTTGTCATCATTTTTGCTTGAGTCTTTTAAAAATACATGACCAACAGTTTCCAATAAGCCTTTGGCTTTGATTAATAATTCTAGGTAATATCTCATCACAAAATTTTAACACAAAAAAAAGGGAGCCGAAGCTCCCTTTACGGTTCTTAAGAAACTTAAGCTCCTTGTGATCCGAAGACACCACGCCAGTTAGAGACACCAAATGAGTATCTTTCTCTAGCTCTGTATCTAATGTTACCTGTTGAGAATTCAGGTTCCATAGTGGTTTCCATTCCAGTTCTTTGGAACATTTTTAAACCTTCACCATCAGAGTTCACAGATGTCATAATGAAATATGCATCAGGATCGTTCAGATAATGGTTTACTGAGAAACCGTTAGGTACAGAAGATTGATTTCTAATTGAGTTGATGTCATTGTCAGAAGTTCCTACTCTACCCGGAGTATTTAAAAGCCTATCAGCCACAAATACTAATTGTGGTGGAACAATCAATTTATCAGGTCTAACTGCAATAGTTAGATTTCTGTCATCAACAAAAGTTGAGATATCAATTATGTTATCTTCTAAAGAAGTTTCGTTAAGATCAGCCATTGTTGTTGCTCTGTTAGCAGCAGTACCACCACCCACAAGCGGATGAGCAGTTGAGATCAATGGTTGACCATCACCAATAGCATAATTGCTATTAAATGCATTGTTTAAAACATTTGCACCTTTTACTTCTTTAGTGTGTTGCATGGATCGAGCCAAGGCTTTTGTATACCTTCTACCCAATTGGTCATACGAGTTATCTTCAATAGCTTCTTCAGTTAATGCAAAAGCAAGAGCCACAGTTTCGTGTGTATATCTTGCAGTATAGCCTTCTGAAGCATTATCAAAGTTAACGCCTGCACCCTCTTCCTTGACAGGAGCAGCACCAAATCCAACAACTAACACTTCTTCTTCAAAAGCTCTTTCAGAGTCTTCTATAGAATACAGTTCTTCGTATTCGCTGTTGTATTCGTCATATTCTAGTCCAAATAGAGCATTAAGACCCGGTTCTAGTTCTTTCGCAAGTTGCGATCTACTTATAGCCATTTGTCACCTACCTTATGCTAGACCTGCGGATTTAACACCACAGATATGATTTTGAATTACGCATAATACATTCGTATTAGCACTCGCTACATCTTCATTGTCAGGGTCTTGAGAAATGTCAATAGCCTTCAAAGGAAGAGTTGTTGTTGTCGCACCTGTTGTGACATCTAGTTCTACTCCTGAAATACCTGTATAGGTGCTTCCTGAGTTAGTGTCAACAATATCAAAGTTTCCAAACAGATCAGCCACTGGGAAAGTGTCGTCTGCCTGAACCTCAAATACTGTTTCAGGGTCGTCAATGATAAAAGCAATTATATCTGAAGCATTTGTGTCTGCTGGATAATAGTTGCTAAATATCTGCTCGGATGATGTTGGGTCTGTGTACATACAGCCATTGAATACGCCAACTACTGGGACAGCACTGCCTGCGGCAGCTCTTTCAACGGTTCCACCTGTGACTTGTTTCACGATGTCGCCTTGAAAAATTGAAGTGTCGTAGTTTGCTGCTATTCGATAGCGGCTTTGTCCGCCTGAATAGGGTGAGCCACCCATCATTCTTACAGGTTTCAGACCAAATGAAGCGTCTTTATTCGCCATTATTTACCTACCTTTTTTTTCCAAATGATACATTCGATTTTCTATCGGAAGAATACTTCACATACTTGTTGTTGCCCTGAACTTCACTGAACATTGTATTATCAAGAGCTTGGTTCTGTTGAACATTTCTGTTCTTGTAATGCTCGTTTCGTTCTTGGACAGTTTCTGTTGGTATTTTTGCCAATATCAAACCACCTACGCTTATGACACCTGCATGTCTTCCATGTTCGATTGTAGGTAAAGGGAAATCAGGCATTTCGTCTTGTCGGACAAATTCCCATCCTTCTCTCATACGGGCAGAAACATTGTTTCTGTCCTCTATTCCTACATACTCTGCCCTAATCCAACGGTATTGATAACCTTCGGGTGCGGGTGGAGTCTCTAACATCCTTGCAGGTTGCCAAGGCTTTCTTCTAGCTTTTTTATCGTGTTGCTCTTCATCACGAGATGTACGGGTTACATTATCAATCGCATCTAAATCCATTATTTTGCTCCTTCTATTTTCATCATCTCTTTGCCTACACGCTTGAGCCACTCTTCGTTACTCATGCCATAAGGCTTTAAGTTGCTTTTAACAGAAGCATGGTTAGAATTGATTCTAATTCCGCTTCTCTTCCCTTGTGCTTTTTGACGGCTTCCAGTAGAAGCTGAAGCTACTCTCTGCACAGATGAGTTGGCTCCTTTGCTGTCGTTTAGTTGACCCAATTCAGGGTAAACTTTTCTTAATCTGTTGTCTAACTCTTCGTAATACTCTTCACTAGAGCCATCGTAACCTTCAGCTTCGAGGTCTTCATGAATTCCCATAGCAGTGTAAGTTTTTACTCTGTCTTTTTGGAACCAATCGTTCTTCTCTGCCCAAGCTAACGCTTTCGAGTCAGGCTTGGGTTTATCATACACTGAAGTTTGGTTGTTTGGAACACTTTGTTGTGTTGGTTGTTGCACAGAATAATCCGCTTGAAAGTTTTGTTGTTCTTGTTGCATTTTTGCCAATCTCACCCTTTCTTCTTCAAGGGATACTTTGTTCAATAATTCAACACTTTTAAGCTCAAGTTCAGCATCGTTGGTTTCTCTAGCTTTTTTATACAAGTCTTCTGCTTGTTGCCTTTGAGACTTTACACGATTTTCATATTCATCCGTGTAACTTTTATCCAAGGCTGATGCTTTGGTTTTTACTGTGTTGTATTCACTGGCTAGTGAATAATATTTGCTTTCCGCTTGTGAAGCTCTTTCTTCAGCCAAACGAATTCTTTCGTTTAACTTGTTTATTCTTTTGCTTACACCACGGGTGTATTTATCAAGTTCATCATCTCCGCCTGAGTCGTTTGATGCCTCTTGATTCTCTTGAGGAATTTCTACAGATTCTGTAGCTTCCTCATGATCGTCAAGTTGAACCTGAAATTCTTCGTTTGTTTCTTCAATCATATGATCTCCTATGCTGAAACGATGTCATCAGGGTTAAGAATGGTAGCAATGACTTCATCATCATTAATGATTCTGACTTCGCTATCATCCGCCAATTTAAACCTAGAGCCTGCATATCTGCCTATAAGAACCCATTGACCCTTTTTGCACCAAGGTTTTTTATCTTTAAACCTTCTTTCATCTTGGTAACATTCAGGACCCATGGCTACTACATAAGCAACTACAGTCGCTAAGGTTTCCTTTTCTATGGTTTCCTTTGTCAGCAAAATGCCACCTTCGGTAACACCTTTACCTCTATAAGGTAAAACCAAAATACGCCAACCAGTTGGTTGAGGCATTCTTTCGACAATACTTTTGTCAATCAATGATGGGTCTAAAACCCTGTCATCTTCTTTTACAAAAGCCTCATCTAAACTTATTGTATCTTCTTTTTTATCTTTTTTAATTACTTTAGTCATCGACAATATCTCCTTCGTCATGTAAGTGTTCTTTTATCTTATCATGAATATAGGATATTGCTGAGATTTCTCCCATTAAAAATTGATAATTTTCCATGTCTTTTACTCCACCTGACATGACAATATCGTGTACTTGCTCCTCTCTACTTTTTAAATCTTTTCTCAGAGCATGAATAAAATCATACTTGTCCATAGATTAATACACTCCACTGAAATTATTGCCTCTTAAAGCAGCTCCTTTGCCTCTGCTTTTGCCTTTACCACTGCCCGGTTTGAATGCTTCAACCTTGACCTTTTTTGGCTGAGACAATGGAATGCTTCCTTGACCTTTTATTTTAAGGGAAGTTTTCGCTTTCATTGTTTACTCCT